CGGTGCCGAGTAAGTCAGAGATCTCATTTTCGTCAAAACCGGTTAATGAAACATCAAGGTCGCTGGCCTGCAGATCAGTCATCAGTAAAGCTAACTTGTCCTTATCCCAGTCACCACTAATTTTGTTAAGTGCAATATTCAGTGCTTTTTCTTTCTCTTCGTTTAAGCTGACGACTACACACTTAGCTTCTTTGATCCCTTCATCCTGGAGAATCTTTAATCGCTGGTGTCCTCCAACCACGCGACCAGTTTGTTGGTTCCAGATAATCGGGTCAACGTAGCCAAATTCTTTCATTGATCTTTTTAACTTTTCGTAGTCAGGATCACCCGGCTGCAAATCTTTACGTGGGTTATAGTCAGCGGGGATGAGGTCTGCTATTTTCTTTTTAACAATTTTCATCAGTTCATTCCTTTCCGTGAACGGAGCAAGCGCTCCATCACATCATCTTGTGGGGTAGATCCTTGATAAGTAGTAGCGTTGTTTTCTTTAACAACCTGAAAAATTTGAAACCATAATTGGCTGGATTGCTTCATGTAGTCGCGGCTCATTGATACATAAGGGGAAGCAATTGCATTCCCAGTCGTCGGGTGACGAGCCAGAAAACCAAACTTTGAGATGCACTCTTCACACTGAATCCAACGACTGACGCTTACCGCATATTGTTCGATCAGTTGAGTGTTGACCAGCTTTTCGCACCCCCGTTCAACGAGCCATTCCCAAGTTTCTTTGAAAATATCGGCAGCATCAAATTCTAACCCATTCTTTTGTTTGGCCTTGAGGTACTTCTTGACTGGTGGCATCACGTGGCCTTCCAGATTAGCTGGCTCTGGCAAATCGATGACGGTTGCTTCTTGGCCAGCTTCGAGCTTGTCATGCAGTGATTTAGATTTTCTCCCAGCGCCGACCCGCGATCCACCACGATTCGTACCATCCTTAGCCAAATCTCTCCCTCCTTTCGGCAGGGTTTAATACCCCGTTTGATTTCGATTTTTTGTACACGAAGGCCCAGGCCCGCTCCCGCGCGAAAAATTTTTAAGGATTCGATGGCCCCCTCCGTGGTTTAGTAATGATATTGACGTGGCTTTTTGTGCCACCGATCATCCATCTGAGCGGTGATGCGGGAGTGACATGGTTTGCATAGTGCCATTAGATTTTTAAAGTCGTTGGTGCCACCGTGTTCGAGCGGTAAAACATGATGAACCTCAGTGGCTTGGGTGTACCTGCCTTGGCTCAAACACATCTCGCAGAAGGGATGGTGAAGCAGATAGCGTTTCCTGATTCTAGGCCATCCATGATGATAACGAGGACAGCTGCGCTTAGGTCGTTGGTAACGATTATAGTGAGAGCTGACTTGCCTGGCATGAATATCACAGTAAGTGTTGTGGGTCAGTCGCGGGCAACCAGGGTAACGACATGGTTTCTTGGGTGAGTAAGGCATGGCACTCCTCCTTTCCACAGGCATAAGAAAAGCCCAGCAGAGTAGCCTGCCAGGCTTCAATGTTATAAAGCAAATGCCTTTATCCTAATTTTCTACACTACTATCGTAACATGGATAAGGCTTCTATTTGTTCTTCGTTTTACTTCATTAATGGTGTGCTCCGTAAAGCAGGAGGGTAAGGTGGTCGAGTGCTTTATTCTTTCGATTGTAAGCAGTGGTTTTCGCAATGAAGTACTTGTCCATCACGATGGTTAGTCCCTCGTTCATTGACTGGTTTGGAGTGCGATAGCAGACATCTAAAACAAAGCGCTCGTCTTCAGATAACTCTTGCCAGGCTGGCTCGAACCACTTGAAGTAAAGTTGGGCTTGTTGGTAGCGTTCATTCAGCTTGGTTGTCTCATCGATGCCATGCAGCAGGCGATGCTCAGTTGGGTTATCTTTTTTACTGCCACTGGGTGAGAAACCATAGCGAGGCGAACTGACACCAACCATTTGTTCCTTAGCTAGTTTCAGTTCGTCTTGGTAAGAGTCAATGATGAACTTCATACCATCGTAATCTTTCAAGGCTGCGACGGTCGCTCGTCGTTTGTCTAAGTAGTTCCACATGATACTCATGCCACAACACTTCCTTTCAGGTTGGCTTTCACCGCATTGATTAACGCTAGCTGGGTTTTATCTTTACGTTTCAAGACGGCCAGAATGTTTTCGTCAATGGTTCCTTCGGTGATGATGTGGTGGATAACTACTGGCTGACGCTGTCCTTGTCGCCAGAGCCGAGCGTTGGTTTGCTGGTAAAGCTCCAGGCTCCAAGTCAACCCATACCAAATCAAGGTGGCACCACCAGCCTGCAGGTTGAGGCCATGACCAGCAGAAGCAGGATGAATCAATGCCAATGGAATATTACCAGCGTTCCAGTCCTGAATGTCTTTAACAGTTTTAATCTCGCGAGCAGTGAATCGTTGCTTGATCTGGGAGAGATCGTGTTTGAACCAGTAAGCAACGAGTACTGGTTTGCCATTCGCAGCTTCAATCAAATCCTCGAGTGCATCGAGTTTTCGCTGGTGGATCTGCACAATTTGTTGATGGTCATCATAAACGCATCCGTTAGCCATTTGGCATAGCTTGTTCGACAAGCTAGCAGCATTCAAGGCATCGATTTGTTTGCCCTGGGTTGAAACTACTAGCTGGGCGTTAAGCTCATCATAGATAGCCTGCTCACTATCACTCATTTTTACCGGAACGGTGTTCATAGTTAATGGTGGCAGATTCAAGTAGTCCTTAGACTTCATAGAAATGGTGATGTCATCAATGGCGCGGTAGATACTTTGTTCAGCACCGGGCTTAGGTTTGTAGGTAAACACTTGATACATGTTTCGCTTGTCGGGGTCAAAGTAGTTCATCCGGTAAGATGAGATAAAGCGGCCAAGTCGTTGGCCCATGTCCAGCACGCGGAACTCTGCCCACAAATCCATCAAGCCATTAGACGACGGTGTGCCTGTTAAGCCAACCACGCGCTTAATCAGTGGTCGCACTCGTTTGAGGGCTTTGAAGCGTTGCGAGCGGTAAGACTTAAAACTGGAGAGTTCATCGATCACCAACATGTCGTAGTCAAAGGAAGTACCAGAGGATTCAATTAGCCATTTCAAGTTTTCCCGGTTGATGATATAAATGTTGACATCTTGTTGTAGTGCTTTGATTCTTTGTGTCCTAGAACCAGTGACAACAGAGTAGGTAAGGCCTTTTAAGTGGTCCCACTTTTCAATTTCTTCCGGCCAGGTTTGTTTTGCCACGCGCAATGGTGCAACAACTAAGACTCTTTGCACTTCATCCCGATCGATGAGTCTTTTAATAGCTGTTAGGGTAATGACACTTTTACCGAGTCCCATGTCGAGTAAAATCGCTGCCACTGGATGATCGAGGATAAACTGGGTAGCGTACTGTTGGTACTTATGAGGATTGTATTGCATCAAGCATTCCCCCAATCTGATCAAACTGGTCGCAAACAAAAACCTGGTAGCCAAGCCGTTTTAATTGGTTGATTCTTTGTACTTGCAACGGGCGGGGATGCTTACCAGGAGCCTTCATCTCCACAAAGCCCATGTGGCCATCAGGGAGGAGAACTAACCGATCAGGTACTCCGGCCATCGATGGGGAGGTGAACTTCAGGCAAAGGCCCCCACGTTGGTGAGTAGCTTTGACAAAAGCAGTTTCAATTCGTTTTTCTAACATTTATAAAATCCTTTCTAAACGTTGATTTATCAGTGATTCGTCAGGATTAATGACGGTCGTGTCAGTTGATTTACTACTCTTCTCTATACCTCTTTTTTTCTATTTTTATTCCTATATACAAGTAAGGTAAAAGAGTGTCACGACTGTCATTAGAGTTGGTAAACACTGATGTATCAAGCTTTTAGAGTTTTAAAGTGTGACAGTCGATGACAGTCAACTGAGGAATTCATCAGCCTTAACTTTTAATCGCAGTCCCTTGATGAAACGACCGTTTTGTTTGTGTTGACGTTGAAAGCCAGCATTTTTGAGGGCCGTGTAAAAGTCAGTTGTGCTGCGGATATATTCACCGATGCCTTGGCAATATTCGCGATACTTTTGGTAGAGATCACCCGACTTTTGTTCATAACTGGGGTCAAGTTCACAATTCTCATTAAGAAAATGTCCTAGCCAATCGTTATCAGCATGGTAAGCATTGACCGCTTTTTCGACTGCCGCCGGAGTAGTTAATCGGTAATTTTGCTGAATGGTTCGCTGTGCGCCTTCAATGATCCACTGCAGGACAGCCGGACCAGCATTTTCGGTTAAGTGCTGGGTATAGTTTTTAATATCTTGTTGTTTAGTAATCTTGGCCTTAAAGGGGATCACGATTAGGCGGCGCCAGATACCTTCATCGTTGCCACCGACATGGGGCAGGTAGTTAGTATAAAGAACCATCGTATGGCTCGGAGTAAACGAGAACGG